GTGTAGTGAGACCTCGTTTCTCTTACCACTAATTGGAAACCCCTGAGACTTTTTAGTTTCCCAGGGGTTTCTTAGATTCTTTAATGAGACTGCTACTTAGCCATCCCATCCTTCTCTGAAACTCCCCGGTAGCCCCTCATCATTATATGATGTGCGAATACTTGGTGTATTAAACGCAAAGGCTGACATCACGGGCTGTGTTGGTGCTATTGACCATAAGCCTGTATGTTTTCTCAGCGATTGGCAGTTAATATTTTTCATAGTCTTTTATTTAGTCCTGGTTATCAAATTTCTTTTTTTAAGTCGCTTTTTTGCGCCTTTTCTCAATTCATGTATGAAGTATAGCAGCCTTCTGCTTATACGTCAACCTTCTTGTTACCCATTTACAACACATTGTTCCCGATGTGTTTTCTCAATTCATGTGTGAAGTATACACGGCATTTGAATTATTGTCAACATCTTTTACCGTTTATTTATCACTTAACACTTTTGTTTGCAATAAATATTAGTATGAACTTCAACACCAAAAATTACCCCGTAGTCTTGTTAAGCTACGATGAGCCTAATTATACACGAAATTTTATTAAATTGCAAGCCCTATACCCAAGCACCCTGCATGTGCATGGGATTTTTGGTAGTGACACAGCACATAAGGAAGTTGCTAGGGTAGCATTAGAACAGGATCCTACTGCTACACATGTTATCATTGTAGACGGAGACAATGAGATACGTGATGATTTCATCAATGCTTCCTATAATTTTGTAGATGATGTAGACATAAACAATAATGTAGTTAGTTTCAGTGCTAGGAACAATGTCAACGGGAATCAATACGGTAACGGTGGCATCAAAGTATGGCCTATTCATATGTTACAATCAATGCGTACACATGAGAACAGCGATAATCCAAATAGCATAGACTTTAACATAACCAACTACTTAGAACTAAATCGTGCAGGGAGTGATACTGTCATTAATGAAAGCCCGTTACAAGCATGGAGAAGTGGCTTTCGTGAGGGCTATAAACTAACTCTATGGGCTGAGTACAGTACTATGAACTGGCGTAACTATGATAGACTATGGAGATGGATGCATGTAGGTAGTGATGTTACCAACGGTCTATGGGCTATCTATGGGGCTAGAATGGGATGTTTCCTAGCACTTAACGGATATGACACCAGCAAATTGCGTGACAATAATCATACGACTGAAATGTTTAACGGGTTTTATGATACTTACAAAGACAACCTAGAGTCTGAGTGTAATAGGATAGGAAATCTTATACGAGTTAAAACAAATGACCAAAAACTAACAAATGTTTTGTCAATCTCAGATAGCCAAGAGTTTAGAACTAATATCAAACCCATAGTACGCAGTCCAGAAAAATTCATAAAATACAAATACTATCCGCCATATGATGTAGTGTTTATTAGTTTTAATGAACCAAATGCAGAAAAAAATTACAACTTACTTAAAGAGAAATGTCCAAAAGCAAAAAGAATTGACGGGATTGTGGGGATACACAACGCTCACATTGAAGCAGCCAAGTTATGCGATACTGATTACTTCTGGGTAGTAGATGCAGATAGCATCATCATGGACGATTTCATATTTGAATATGAGATTGATTTTTATAGTGTAGATACAGTGCGAGTTTGGCGTAGTAAAAACCCAGTCAATGGTTTGGTATACGGCAACGGTGGAGTGAAACTATTACCTAGAATGTCTACTCTAAGAATGTTAAAAAACAAACCTGACATGACTACTAGTATTAGCACACATTACGAACCTATATTTAAAATTAGCAATATTACTGAATTTAACATAGATCCTTTTAGTGCATGGCGTAGTGCATTTCGTGAATGTGTAAAACTAAGTAGCAAGATAATTGATAGACAAAACGATAACGATACACAAGGTAGATTAGATACTTGGTGTACATTAAATGACAATGCTAGATATGGCTATTACTGTTATGCAGGAGCATTAGCTGGCAAAGAATACGGATTAAAAAATAAAGGTGACATAGAAGCACTTAGCAAAATAAATGATTATGTATGGCTAAGAGAGCAATATGACAAATTTCACTGAGATACCTTTTGACAATATAGTTAAGTTTGGTCAGCAAACAATGATGGACGAGGGTATATTCAGCATAAGCTGGATACTCGGCAGATTTTGTAATTACAAATGTAGCTATTGTTGGCCCTATGCTAACACTCAAACCCCTGATCACCAAGAACTAGAAGTCTATATTAAAACTATGGACAACATCAGGATGCAAGCTAGTAACAATAGCTATACAAAATTTCATTGGAGTTTCAGTGGTGGTGAACCTACAGCATATAAACACTTTCTAGTATTAGCAGAAAAAGTATTAAATGACAGTATACACATGACTACTAATCTAAGCCCAGGCATTCAATGGTGGGAACGATGGCTAAAGGCTACTGAACTTAGTAGACGCCGTAGCATTACTGCTAGCTTTCACCATGAGTTTGCAAATGAAAAAGAGTTTGGTGACAAGATATTGTTCTTAAACAAAAACAATGTATTTGTTACAGTGAATCAAGTTATGGTTCCAGAACAGTTTCAACAACTCTATGATAGATGTAAACGTTTGGCTGATCGGGGAATTAATGTAACATTAAAGCCACAAAGTGATCCAACTGCTAGTAAAATAGTTGACGGGTATAGTGAAGATATGATACAATTGATGCGTACTGGATTCCCACAACATATACAAGAAAAAGAACTACTACAAATAAAATTGATAGATAATAGTAACACTGTATGGTACTTAGACCAAGCAGAACGATTTAATAGTTTTGGGTTTAACAAATTTAAAGGCTGGATGTGTAACAGTGGGTATCAGGGCATTGTCATACGTGAGAACGAAATCAAGCGTAGTTATAGTTGCCATGACCCAATACTAGGAACATTAACAGATGGGTTTAAATTATTTGATAAACCCACAATTTGTATTACTCCCAGTTGTGTAAGTAGTGCAGATAGTAAGATACCCAAAGAAAAAAATGAGTTACAAACCAAGTTACAATCTCCTAACGTTAAGATTTAATATATTTGATACTATACAAAGAAGAATACGTGAGAACGATTTTTTACCAATTGACACCGACGTTAGTAAACATTGGTCAGGGTCAGACACAAAAAAACTTTATCAAAAAAACTTATTGACTCAACCCGATGATTGGTATTATAGAAATAATCCAATAACTTATACTCTTAACTCAAATGGTTATAGAACACATGAGTTTAAAGATATTGATTGGGCTAATTCAATAGTAATATTTGGTTGCTCATATGTATTTGGTACAGGCTTAGATGATGAACATACTATTTCTAGTCAGTTAGAAGAAATATTAAACATCCCAGTAATTAACATGGGCGTCGGAGGTTCTTCAATGATGTTCAGCTTGCATAATTCAATGTTATTACGTGATGGCTATCCAACACCTAAAGCAGTTATAATGTTTTGGACGGGGTACAATAGAATCGTAGAATACCATAAATATCAAACTCAATTTTACGGCCCATGGAATACAGAACCAAATAGTTTATCAGATTTATGGGTTGCCAATAATAACAATGCTATTGCTAATACGATGTTTATAAGTAAAACAAGTAGATTAATTTGGCAAGATAGATGCCCTTATTATGAAGCTACATGGGATCCTGATACAAAAAAAATAATAGAGTGTGATTTAATACAGATGATATATCAAGATTATGCAAGAGATATGATGCATTCTGGATTTAAATCTGCTAAGTATATTGCAGAGAGTATAGCTAATAAATTAAAATTATGAGAAATGTATAAATTAGATCAAATAACAGATGTTCACCTAGAGGTCACTAGCAAGTGCCAAGCACGGTGCCCTATGTGTCCACGCAGAATCAGCGGAGGCATTCTTAATCCGTTAATTACGTTATCGGAAGTTGACTTACTTACATTTAAGCGATGGTTTCCTTTAGATTTCATAAAGCAATTAAAGACTTTTTTTATGTGCGGCAATTTAGGAGATCCTATAATTGCACAAGATACATTAGAAATATTTCAATATATACGTGAAGTAAATCCTAACATACAGTTGTCTATGCATACTAATGGTAGTGCTAGAACAATTGAATGGTGGAAAGAATTAGCAAAACTAAACATTAGGATTGTGTTTGGAATTGATGGTATGAGTGATACACATCATTTATATCGCATTGGCACAGACTGGCACAAGATTATTAAGAATTGTGAAGCATTTATTAATGCAGGTGGTCGAGCAGAATGGCACATGCTAGTGTTCAAGCATAATGAACATCAAATTAACGAATGTAAACAGTTGTCCGATACCCTGGGCTTTAACAGTTTTAGCACTAAACATACTTCACGTTTTACAGATATAAAGTTTAATGTTATTGACGATGACGGTAAAACTACACATCTACTAGAACCTACTGAACGTAGTTTAAATATGATAGCAAAAAACAAAGATGCTATTCAAGCTATTAATCCTACAATAACCTGTAAGGCAAAAAATGCTAGTAGCATTTATATCTCGGCTGATGGTAATATTAATCCATGTTGTTGGCTAGATTTTAAATGGATATTACCTCGACAAGATTTTAGAATAAACTACATGGATGTTGTAGGAGTATTTCCTAATCTAAATAAGGAGTCAATTGCTGAAATATTTGAATCAAATCATTTTCAGAAAATTGAAGATACTTGGGCAGTTAAACCTTTGCAAGAATGTGCAAGGCAATGCGGCAAGTTTGACAAACTTAATGAGCAGTATAAATGAATATAGATACCAAACACTTGCACTATTGGATGTGTGCTATTAGAGAAAGTAATAACCCAATGCGTACACTAGACGCATTTTGGAGTGGACAACTTAAAAGCAAAGAATGGCTTGTTAGAAATTTAACTCCATATGTTGATGATTTTGTATCTGTGGACATTCATGGAGGTTGGGTGGGGACGCTAGCGAGTCTGATGTTTCAATCAGACATTGGTCCTAGTTATAGATATATCCGTAGTGTAGACATTGATCCATTATGTGAGCATGTTGCTACCATGATGAACAAGATGGAAGAACAAGACGGTAGATTTAAAGCAATTACCAGCGATATGTGCAATGTTCCTATTCACAGTGATATTGTTATCAATACTAGCTGTGAGCATATAACACAAGAACAGTATGATAAATGGTTAACTAATGTGCCAAAATATAGTTTAATTGTGTTACAGAGCAATAATTACAATATCGGTGAACATATAAGGACGGCAGATAGTTTAGAAGAATTCAAAACACAATGCAATATTAATGTGTTTTGGGCCGGAGAATTAGAATTACCATTATATAAACGTTGGATGGTTATAGGAAAGAATCAATGACTTATTGGATGAAATCAGAGGACACTAAATTAGGATCCTGGCAACACAAAATACAGAAGTTATCGGGTAGTAATACTTTTTGTGTATTACCTTGGATTCACTTTGCTACTCGTCCTAATGGAGATATGCGACTATGTTGTAATAGTAATAGCAGTGGCGCAGGTACAGATCATGAAATTGGTTTAGTTAAAAATGAAACCGGTCGTCCAGCTAATTTTGGTAAAGAAACTCCAATGAGTGCGTGGAACAATGATTATATGCAAAGTGTTAGAACTACTATGTTAGAAGGAAAAATTCCTGCTAGTTGTAAAAAATGTTTTGATGAAGAATCTCGAAGTGTAGTATCTAAACGTATGTGGGAAACAGGCGGCTGGATTCAAGATGGTATTGATATTGAAGAATTAGTAGAACAAACCAAAGAAGATGGCACTGTTCCCGAATCACTAGTTTATCTAGACTTGCGTTTAGGCCATACCTGTAACCTAAAATGCATCATGTGTAGCCCACACGATAGCAGTATGTGGGTAGCAGATCACAAGAAAGTATATCCTATATTCCAAGCCAAAGAACTTAAAGAACAAATGGCATGGGACAAAGATGCGTTTAACAACAAGTGGCATGAAAATCCAGATTTCTGGAAAGAGATGTACGCACAAATTCCTAATCTAAAGCAAGTGTATTTTGCAGGCGGTGAACCTTTACTTATTAAAGAACATAAATTGTTCCTTAAAGAAATTATTAGACAAGGATATGCAGACAAGATCCTTGTACGCTATAACACAAATGGTCTATTGATAAATGACGAAATTATTGAACTGTGGGAAAAATTCAAAAAAGTTAAAGTTGGTTTTAGCATCGATGCAGTTGACGACCGTAATTACTATATACGCTATCCCACTGAGTGGGCTACTATCGAAAGTAATCTTCACAAGCTAGACAACACTCCCGGCAATATCCAAGTTAGTATTGCTACTGCTATACAGATACTCAACATTAAACATTTGCCTGAACTTGCCAAATGGAAGATTCAGCAGAACTTTAAGAAAGTAAATTTTGAAAATGTAGTAGATGGTGTAGAAGCGGGCGGCGGAATTGTTAATATGCATCTATTATACATTCCAACATTTTTAAGTATACGGGTCTTGCCCGAAAAAGACAAAGCAGAAGTAAGAAAAATATTTGAAGAATTTTCTAATTGGTTATACGAAAACTACAGGCAAGATGAAGATTTTTGGAAATTAAATCCGTACGGTTGGAAACGTTGGCAAGCAATTTTAGATTTCATGGATGGAGAAGATCACTATCACCTTCTACCAGCTTTCCAAGAATATATTACTACTATGGACAAAACTCGTAATACAAATTTTAAAACTACCTTTCCAGAATTAGGACACTTGCTATGAAAAAAATGATTAGAATAGAAACAATAGAGCATAAGAAGAGGCTCCGAATTGAATATATGGCCGGAAACTTTTGTAATTATAAATGTTCATATTGTGGTCCATGGGCAAACGGCGGTGATGTACGTTGGCCAAAAGATTTTGATATGCTAGTTAAACATTTTAGGCACCTGTTAGATTTTTATGTACACAATGGAAGAGACAAGTTTGAAATAAACATACTTGGAGGGGAACCTAGTCTATGGCCGGACATTGTAAAATTTGCAAGGATTATGAAATTGGAATACAATGCAAAAATAACTATGACTAGTAATGGTAGCAGAACACTTCGGTGGTGGGAAGAAAATGCTGATGCATTTGATAAAATTTTATTCAGTTATCACCATGCTGAGGCAACGCTTGATCACTTTATAAAAGTATTAGATATAGTATACGATAAAGGTATTGCATTAAATGCACTTGTACTTATGGATCCTAATTATTGGGATGAAATAATTTTAGCGATAGAAGCAATGAAAACTACAAGTCGTAATTCTTGGTTTATAAGTGCTATGGAAGTTCATCCTCCGCAATATACACAAGAACAACGAGAAATATTTAAGAAACATATTAAACGTATGCCACCTATTTTTAGACTCATTAAAAATGAATATGAAAATATACTAAAGGGAAAAACAAAAGTAATCTTTGATGATGGTTCAAAGAAAAAAGTTGAACGAAATTATTTTTCTATTAATGATTTAAATAACTTTGAAGGATGGATGTGCAATGTTGGTGTTGAAAATCTCAATATAAAAGCAGACGGTAAATTAACCGGAACGTGTGAGAATAGGTTATTCAATGAAAATATTTTTTATAACCTATATGATCCTAAATTTACAGAAAAATTCAATCCCCAGTTAGTGCCTACAATTTGTGAAAAAAGTAAGTGTTGGTGTCAACCTGAAATGTTGATGACTAAGTGGAAACTTTAGTCAACGTAATATTTGCCGCGTTTGTAAAATTTATTTTAAAATCGTTGAATAGAATTTCTAACAAATTCACTTGGCATTCTGTCTTTTGTTTTGATATTATCGACTTGTAATTCCCAATAATTTACAAATTCAGTTACTTGTAAATTGTTTGGTAGAACATCGTTAATATAATCAAGTGATTCACTTGGTTTTGGATGTTTATCGCCAAAGTTTGGCCTTTGGTTATTTTTTAATATACGATTAAGTAACGGCTCTTTAATATTAGAGAACATACTTTTATAAAGTTCTACAACTTCTCTGTCTGCTAAGTATTCGTCCCAATGATCTTTATTTTGGCTTAACATAGATTGTTGCACGGTCCATCGTTGTTCAACATCATCCAAAGTAATCTTGCCACGTATAATATCCTTTTCAGCTTGATCAACATCGAACCTAATTAACGGCAGCCCATTTAAATTGGCCCAGTCGCATTTAAAATTATCTAGTAATTGCTGTGTGGCATCGATAGTAGCAAAGTCTCTAATCATAAGGCCCTTACCTTGATTAGCA